GTTATAATTCTCTAAATCCCAACCGGCCAATTTGAACACGGTGCCGTGTCTGTCAATTGATTCGGTACTTATTACAAATTGCGCGGTTCTGTTTTCGGCATTAACACCGCGAACCTCTGCTATTCTTTCTATTTTATTCATCATTTTGGTATGTCTTTTTTATAATAATCGGCCATTTGTTCTATTGGAATACGGTTGATTTGAACATATCGTTCATCTCCGTTATCCACTGAATTTCTATCTTCTAATTCAAGAACGTCATTAATTGTGTAAGCCCCGATGTCAGTCATCAATCGATAATACTCACCTTTGGTTTTTACATCTGTACGAAGTAAGCGATCAACATTGTGTTTGAAATAATGATTTCTTTTTTCGCTTTCTTTTAATAATTTACGTCTGTACTCTTGTTCTATCTTTTCAATCCATGAGCCAATTCCATAAGTAACAAATTCAATACTCTGGTGTTCAATGTTTGAAAAGGTTGCCCCATCCATCTCATTAATCATGTGTGATGGTATTCCAAGAATTGTTGCAATCTCGTTCTTTTGAAATTTACGTGTCTCAATAAATTGCGCGTCCTGTGGTGGTAAGCCTAAACGATGGTATTTTGAACCTGCATCTAAAATGGCCGTGCCACGTGTACCGTTTGCGCCATAGTTGTTAGTCCATTGCTCATTGATTGCATTTTTGGTCTCTGGCTTTAATACACCGGCATATTCAATGTAACCATCTATTCTTGTTCCTTTGTTATAAAAATCGGCCCCATAATCTTGTGCAGCTATCGAAAGTCCTAAGTTTTGTTTGTGGGCTTGTATTGCGCTTATTCCAATTACGGGATCCGATCCAAAGCCCCTAAGATTAATTATATCTCTATCTTTTACGAGTAAACTTTCTGTCTTGTTTGCTGCTTCTTTTACCTCAACCTTCCAATATAATTCATCATCATATTTTAAAGGTTCACAAATCTCACGTGATACGTTAACAAGTCCGGTTGGTGTGCCAAATCTGTCACGTTCTATTATTGCTAAACCATTACCGTGATTGATCGCTGATGTGATTAATATTTGTGTGAAATCAAATGCGCAGGTTTGATAGTTTGCTTCTGCATTAAGTAGGTATTCCACTGGATGATCAACCATTGAACGTGTACCATTGACCTTTTTAAATACATCAACTGGCAACATTGCAACTGATTCAGAAATTCTTCTAACACCTGCCCAATATGCTGAAAGCCCAAATACACTTGTCTCGCTCACTGGTGTACGCCCAACCATTCCGCCAAAATTGGCATTTAAGAAACCAGTTTTTTCTTGCACGAATGGATTTATGCGCCTAACCTCGAAGCCTAATATATTCATCCTTGCAAAAATGGAATAAATAAAAATAGTTAAATTGTAATTTATTTAACTAAAAAAGGACTCATTGGTTTACAAGCCAGAGTCCTTTAATTAACAAATGTTCCAAGTACCTTATTATAGTAGGAATTAAACACCTTAACGATTTAACTCACACTATAAGCCTTCCGCCACCTTGACATTTATAACTTGCGCTAAAAAACATTAAAACGTCTTTTAGCTAACAGTTAGGTGCAATGCCATCAGACGTGCTAAAATAAGCTGACCGATACACCATTAAGCAAGTTTTTTGCGGTTCTACAATATTCTTCTTCAATTTCAAAGCAAATAAAGTTCCGCTTCTTTTGTTTACAAGCCTGTGCAGTTGAAAAGCTACCTGCAAAAGTATCCAAAACAATATCATTTTCATTACTACTTTTCTCTATCAAATAGCTTATTAGGTTCA